GACCACCCATGCTGATCCATTCCAGCGCTTGACTGGCTTCACAACAAACGCTGATCCGTTCCAAATCTTCAATGGCTTGGCTTCAAATCCGCCAGCACCCTGCACTTTGATCTGGCCAGTTGCTGCAGGCGGCGCGGCATCTATCATCTGCGATATATCAATGATGGCAAATCTGGCCTTCACAGCATTCCCACTTCGATGAATCCAGTGATCAATGACGTATGTTGCATCAATGCCGCCAGATTGATCAAAGTCAAATTCTGTCATTGTTCCATTGAAGGAAATTGCTGGATAGCCACCAGTCACACTACCGTTTGCAAATCCAATACCACCATCATCACCACCAGACCAATTGGCAATACCAGAAGCGGCTGTGCCTGTGGATGTGTGATTGATCACACCATTGTCACCTTCATCAAACGTCACAGTGATAGTGCCAGCACTCACATCAATAGCAACTGTCAGCACTCCTGTTTTGCCTGCAAAGTTGTATGTTGCTGGCGGTATTTCCAGATATGCAGTAGTGGTGTCTGGTGTCGGGCTGCCACCTGCACCAGCGCGCGCAATGAATACACCATCCACAAATCCAACAAACGTACCCGTTCCACTTCCACCAGCTTCGATCAAGCAACCGTTTGGCACAGCTGGAAAAGTCAGCAAAGTTTCAAACGTCACATCAAGTGTGCTGTCATACTGCTCTGCCAGAAGTGAATCACCTTGGCTGAATCCTTCATTTCCAGTGATGCGCGCAGCTAGCGCACCTCTGGCGTGCGCTGTACCAGTACCAGATGTAGTCACAAACCATGACAAACTATATCTGCTCAATATCTGATTTTGATTGACTGCAGCTGGCAATATGATTGATGTGCCGTAGCTGTTTTCACCTTCAAGAATTTCATCACTACTGCCATTGTGTGACACAATCGCATCTTCATTTTTGATCGCGTACACGTATGCAGTACCATCATTGCGCGCACTTCCATCGCCTTCTTGATAGTCAACATATATCTGATTTGTGGCAGCTGCTGGATACGCCAGAAACATCACATCAGCCAATCCTGTTTTGCTGGTGTCACCTTGGCCAGTAGCTTCCAGCCAAGTTTTTCCCCAATCATCAATGTCAGTATTCAATGTGACTAGCTCACGTGCAGAATCATGATTCGCACTCACTCCAGATCCAATTTTCCAATTGCTTCCCGTGAATTCAACAACCGTCACATATACAGTCACGCTGCCAGTGGTAGATTGCCTGCTGACTTCTACACTGCCAGATCCGTTCATGCGCACACCAACAGTTGCCGCATCATAATCAGAAAGGCTTGTTTGATCACTACTCAATCCAGCCATGAATGGCACACAGTCACCTTCAGCAACAATGCCGCTGACAGCTGCTGTGTTGCTAGAAACACCACTGCCAAGTGTCACGGCCACTCTGCCGCGCACAATGAATTCATTTGCACCACCTGCTGCACCAAGATATCTCCACACTTCACCAATGAATTTGTGTACTGATGCACCGCTGCCAGCTCTGAATGTGATGGTGTCTGTGGCAGTCAATTCAGCCGCCATGGATGCATCACGTGGTGACGTATTTCCACCGTTGCCAACTATTCCAGCAGATCCTTTTCTTGTGTTGTTGTTGTTTTTGACAAACGCATTTGCTAGCGCACCAACATCATTGTTCAGCGTGTGTGTGCCGCCATCGGCTACTTCTACATCAAAACTTTCAACTCTTATATCTGACATATTTTGCTAGTTAGTATCAATCCAAATATCATTTGTGGCTGGTGAAGATGGTGCGATTGCTGCCACTGTGATGCGGTTCACGTATGTATCCAGCTTTGCTTTGTCTGTGGCACTCATAAATCCTGCAGCTCCACTGGTTGCATCACTGTGACCGTGACTGGTTGCTGCTTTGCCAGCAAGTGCATCTGTCAATCCAGATGTATCGTCAATGTCATGTGTGTGTGTGGCGTTGGCTTTGTCACCAAGCGCGGTATCAAGTCCAGTGATGTTCGCAATTGCATGTGTGTGCGATGTGTTTGCTTTCGCAGCTAGTGATGCAGTCAATCCTGTGATCTCTGACTGTGCGTGCGTATGCGATGCCGCTGCCTTACCATCAAGCGTAGTCTGAAGATCATCCACATCAGCAATTGCGTGTGAATGGCTAGCTGCTGCCCTGCCTGCAATCTCCGCTTCGATCAGCTCCATCTTATCGCGCACAGCATTCTTTGTTGGCACAGTCAGATTGCCGTTCCAATCTGCGGCATCAAAAGCATCATCAGCGATTGTGACACTGCCGCCAATGATCGCATTGCGTACTGCGTGCATGTCGCGTCCAAAATATCCATCACCAAATCCAGTGATTCTGAATTCTGGCGCTAGTGGATTTCCAGATGAATGGAATCGGATATCATCAGTAGCGCCTTCAAAGTATGAAATTCCAAAATCTGGATATTGCTTTGATACTGCCCAAATGTGGTTTCTGCCGTTGCGGTTGTAATCATCCAGCACAAATCCTTTGTCTTTGTCTAGCACCAATGTGCTATCACTCATTGCAATATCACCAGCAAAAGTTTTGTTGCCAGCAATTGATTCATTGCCAGTGTTCTGCACGTACTGACTGTGTGTGTGATTCAGATCCGCTTTGGCATCCAGTGCTGCCTGCAGGCCAGCGATAGATCCAATTGCAAGCGCATCCAGTGTCGCTTTGTTTGCTTCAATGAAATCCACCACTTCTTGTAGCGTATCCAGTGCGTTTGTGTCGCTTGAAAGTACCGTGTTCACAGTATCAATCAATCCCTTCAGCACGCGGCCTTGGTTTGCAGATAGCGGCACATCAGCATCAGTAGATGTCAAAACGTCCTGCACATCCGCAGCTACCAGCTGCAGTGTATTGATCACGTTTGAAAGTCCAACTTGCTGCTTTGTCACACCGTGTGGATTGGCTGTATTTGACCTGTGTGACGTGTTTGCAGTCACATTGGTATTCGCGTCCACTTCTGCATCAAAGTCGCTGATGTTGGCTGCTGTGTGGCTGTGTGATGCGTCTGCCTTGCCTGCTACAGCTGCAGTCACCTGTGCTGGTGTCGCGTAGTCAGAATCATGATCATGATTCAAAGCTGCCTTTGTTGCCAGTAGTGCTGTCACTTCAGCTTCAGTGAAATACAGATCGTCATGATTGTGTGATGCTGCGGCTTTGGCGGCAAGAAATCCATCCACTTCAGATTCCGTGTAGTACAGATCATTGTGGTTGTGGCTTGCAGCAGCTTTTCCAGTCAGCAATGCCGTCACTTCTGTTTCTGTGAAGTACCGATCATCATGCGTGTGGGTTGATTCAGCTTTGGATGCCAGTTCAGTATCAAGATCAACCACGTCTGTGATGGTGTGTGTGTGCGCTGTAGCGGCTTTTGCGGCCAAAGCGTCCACAAGTCCAACTGTTTCATTCAAAGCGTGTGTGTGTACAGCTGCGGCCTTCAGTGCCAATGCTGAATCCACTGTGGCTTTGATGTAGTAGCGATCATCATGCAGATGATCAATGTCTGCTTTGCGATCAAGATCCGTTTGGATGTCATTGAATAGTTTGGCAGATACTACGATGGCAGCCGCAAACACTTTGTCAGCTTTGTTGTGTGTGCGTGCAGTGTTGGTTGTGCCTTCGCCATTGTACGCATTGCCTTCTGCTGGCCGCTGAATCGTGAATGTGTTGCTGGTTTTTTCAATCACGCGCACAAACTCCGCTTTCGGATCTTCATACGCATTGGGGAAATCAGTTTCATTCCACACCAGCAAGTTGTACTCACCATTGTCTGGATCTGGCAGCTTGGCAGCATCTGATGATGATAGAACAATTGAAGTATCAGTAGCATTGATGCCAGCTGTCAGCGTGACTTTGATTAGATTTTTTAGCTGATCCATAGTGTCTGTATTTTACCACGCCACACACTAAAAAAGCCGCACCCACGTGCGGCCTTTTTATTTGGTAGTCAGTGACTACGCACCGTTGGTGAATCGTGTCAGTGCTTTTGGAAGCGCCATCACAAATCCAACACGTCGTACAACACGTACAGCAGTCATGTCTTGTTCCCACAAGTTCACATCTGCATCATCCGATACGTTTCGGATCGTAGCTTCACTTGATGTAGAAATCTGCATCCCGTTTTTGTCACCGTATACAGCTGCTTGTGCTAGATCTCCAAAGAAGAAGATTCCAGCTGATGCAGTTGTAGTGTCGGCTGCTGGTAGTGATTCAGATAGCACAACATCTTTTCCAAGAAGTCGCTCCACCCGTCCACTGTGCATTTCTGGAAATAGGTAATTTCCAGATCCGTCCTTCAATGCCGCAATCACATCGTATGTAGATGGTGACATGAAGAATTTTCCACGCCGTCTTGCTGTGGCTGGTGTCGCAGTTAGCATCGCACGCAGTTTTTCAACTGTGATATCAGCTACTGTTTCGCCAGATGCCATAGTGACAGCGTTTGTGTTTGTGTCATTTACAACACCTGTGTACACAGTACCGTCACCAGCTAGGAATTGATCATCTTCTTCTTTTGCAATCGCTTCAGCAAACAATGTCGCAACATAGTTTGTTAGGTTCACAGCAGAATCTTCGATCAGCTCATCAGTTAGCGGCACGATGGCTGCTAGCTTCTTGAGTTCCTGTGTTACTGGTGCAAGTACAGCTTGTGTAGATGTTTTCTTGCCACCTTCATCCGTCCAGTAAACTGACAGCGCTCCACCTGTTACGATGGTTCGTTTGTTACCAGCTCCACTGAATGGCATGTATCGCATTTCACGCCGTGAAATACCATATTCTTCTTGTACAAGCCGCATGATCTCTGTTTCAAGGATCTCTGGAATTGTGTATCCAGCTTTGGCTGTGTCACCTGTGGCAGTAGTCATTGCCTTCAATGCAACGGTATCACCAGTGATGATAGCCTTCACAAAGTCACGTGTGACACGATCAGCTGTGACACTTTTCTTCTTTGTCACTGCTGATTTCTTGCGGTTCTTTGTAGTAGCTTGATCATCTCCGCCAAGATCCTTCATTGCAGTCGCAACCGCACTTCCGATCTCACGTTTGATGATTGCTTGGATGCCTTTTTCATCTACTTCAGCATCTTCATCTTCATCAGCGTCTGCATCTTCAGCATCCGCATCTTCTTCTTCATCTTCATCAGCTGCTTCATCAGCAACTTCTGCATCTTCAACTGCTTCTTTTTGCTTGGCATTCAAGAAGTCAGAATTAGCATCCATGAATGCTTTTTCTTCAGTAGAAATTGCAAGTCCTTTGGCAAGTTTTGCCAGAATACTTTTCAACGTCATATAAATAATGTTAGGGCTTATAGTGATTTCTTCACCTTGGCCATCACGCGGATTGCACGATTGACCCTGTGAACAGCTTTTGCGCGCAGCAAACGTGGGCTTGCTTTGGCTTTTGCTTGATCACTGCCCTTGCTGCGAGGGGATGTGCTTGCGGCACTTTTTGTTTCAACAGCGGTATCAGTTGCTTGTGTGTCCTTCATTGTATCAGCAAATTGCTTGATCGCATCCATTGCATCCACAATGGTACGTTCATGCTCACTACTGAAGATTGACATCTTTGTGTCAACTAGATTTTCCAATCCCTTCTTGTACGCTCCAAGTTCCACACCATCTTCTGCCGCCTTCACAAGCGCGTTGGCGTTGGCTGGAATTGGTACAGCAGATACTTCAAATAGCTCATTCACTTCAAGCACGCTGTATGATCGCTCCCGTTCTTCAGAATCGTCACCTTCTTCAGCAGGCCGCACAGCGCGTGACCGTTCCAAGTTTCGGAATCCAACTGAAAATGCCTTCATGTATCCACCTGCATACAAATTGAAGATTGTCTTTGCTAGCTCATATTCTTCAGCAGCAAATTGGATTGTTCCAACTAGCTGTGACTTGCCATCCTTTTCTTCAACTGACAGCTTGATCATCTTCCCAATTGGTAGATCCCAATGATTGTGACCAAAAAGAATCACTGGATTCTTCATGTAGTTTTCTAGCAGCCAGCCATCTTGCTTCACTACGTCACCATGACGATCAGTATCGTCTGTGCTGAATACACCATCCACAGTGAATTTCTCTTTGTCGATTCCAAGTGTTTCAAATTGTAGTGTTGTTTGTGTTGGCTTCATATTGCTAGATATTATATCACGCTTGAATAAGTGCTGGCGCAATAACGCAGCGGCAGTTTGGTTCTTGTGGATAGTCTAGGCCATTGCTGAAGGTTGAATTGACTTTCACGATCTCACCATCAGTTGCTGCGTGTGCAGGCCGTGTGCGTTCATCCTTGGTTGCAATCCACTCTTTTCCATTGACCACCTTTGATTGTGCAAACGATGCTTGGAAGCCAGCGTTGTTGGCGAAAGTGGATTCAGTACGTGCAATCAATCCAGCGCGTACTTTGTTGATGTCTGTGTATACAGATCGTATACGTGTGCTGATCTGATTCACATCTTCACCTTCATCCAGTCCAGCGATCACTTGATCAGCGATAGCAGCAAATGTGGTTTCGCTCACACTGCCAGCAAATAGCTTGGCACGCTCATTCAAGATTTCTTGCAGCACGGTAGTGATCACAAAATCATCCACGTCTTTTGTGGCATCACTGATCAGCTTGTTGCCTTCTTGACCTGCATCTTGTGCGATGGCCTGCATTGTTGGCATGATTTCTTCAGTGAAGATCTCCACTTCAAGATCTGATTGCCAGATGTCCTTCAGTGCAGTTGGATCTGTCACGTTTTCTTCAACAATACTTTTTGCAGTTTCAACCACACGTGATTCTTGATCTTCAAACATCTTGGATAGCGCTTGACGGTATCCAGCAGCACGGCGATCAATTCCCTTGTTCATGTTGGATTCATACTGCGCACGCACCTTCTTGCCTTTGATCAATGAAATCTTTTTGGGTGCATCATCATCAGCTTTCACTTCTTTGGTTTTCTTCTTGCTCATAGCTTTTGACACAGCAGCTGTCACTGCCTTTGTCAGCGTTTCTTCAAGCACTAGCCGCTTGTGTAGCTGTGGCCGTCCACGGAATACGTGTGCGCCGCCAAGTGCCTTCACGTGACGCTTTGCTTCAGCGATCTGTGCGCCTTTTGTGCCAAGCTCCACATTGCCAAATTGTGTGTATAAGAAATCACCACCGTCTACTGGTTCAAGTCCAAGCAGTGTACGTGCTTCATTTCGTGTCAGCCATTTATCTACGCCCTTTTCAAACTCCGCAATCATTGCTTCGCGCTTTTCGGGGATCACTGATTCTGGCTGGATGTAGAATTCAGCACCAAAATCTTGCCGCACCAGTTGTTCATTGATGCCTTCAAACAGTTGCCGCACTTCTGGATCAATCGTCATTTCCAAGAATGAATCCATGGCATTTGTTCCAGTGGCCAAGCCAGTACCTTCTGAAATCATCAATTCCTTTGGTACACCAAATGCAACCAAGATATCTTCACGGGTGAATTTCATTGATTCGATGTAGTCCATTTCACGCTGTGATGTAGACACTTGCTGGTATTTCAGACCGCCTTCAAGAAAAGCAATCTTGCTGTTGTTGCCGCGTCCACGGTTCTGATCATTCCAATCTTCTTTGGCTTCATCCTTTTGTTCTTGACCCATCGCTTCTTCAGATACAAGCAATCCATCTGGCCGTGCGTTATTCAAAAAGAAGTCACGCTGGTATTCGTTTGCGTACAGTTCAACCTGCACACGTGACTTCGCGGCCATCAATGGTGAACGTCCGCCGCGGTTATCCACTGGATTCACATCAAAGTTGTGGATGATATCTTCTACAGCAAAGAATTCTTTTGCGCCCTGTGTCTGAAATTCGTATCCATTGATCCAGTTTGATTTGGATTTGATCGGCTGCATCAAGTCTGGCCGTATGTTCCAAAGCTCCACAACTTGACCGCGGCCATCACGCACCTTGTACAGATACGATTCACCAGCCAGCAGCTTGTTTGTGATATTGATCTTGACCAATTGCGGCCATGTCTGGAATCGGTTTGGCCGTGCCATAACATCAAGCACTTCATGCATCAGCACTTCTTCAACGTCACCTTGGCTGTTGGCGATCCTGTGTAGATCGTACTGCACGGCACTCATTCGCTCCGCAATGATCTTGATCGCACGGAATACATACACTGATTTTGAATAGTGTTCCAGTAGCTCCAATTCATTCCACTCACGGTTGCCTTCTGATGTGCCAGTCAGATCCTTCCAGCCACGTTCATCTGACACTGCGCTTTTGCCGCGGATTGCATCAGCTGCCATGCCAAGTCGTTTTGAAAAAGGGATATGCTTCATAGTGCAGATATTATACCATCATCAATAGCTATGTACTGTACTTTGGCGTTGGCACTACGTGGAAGTACATTCCCATGATCATCGCATCTAGGAAATCGGGTGATCGGCCAAGCAGCACTTTGATTTCATCCTTTGGCACTAGCTTCCGCTTCCCGTCTTTGTCAGCGTCCTTTGTTTTCAGCTGCTCCAATTCTTCATTGATCATATTCTGGATATCAATGTTGTCACAGTCGATGCCAAGCATTCTGCTTTCAATCTGTGTGGCCAGATGATATCCACACTGCGCTTTCAAGTTCATGTAGTTTTCCTTCTTTGGCTTTGGCGATGCATTGGCATTGAATTTCTTACAGCCACGCAGACCATCAGAAACACCACCACCGATCCCATCATCATCAATCACGATCTTGGATCGCGGCACATTGTATTCCCGTTCAATGCGGCTGACTTCTTTGATAACAGTGGGGATGCTGGTTTTGTCATACACCCAAATGCCAATCACCTGCAGCTTGTACCACAGCATGATCACGGTTTTATCTTGACCATAGCGCGCAACGTCACAGCTGATCGCTAGATCTGGCCGCTTCACAATGTTCCAATCAATCGTGCCATCATCGCGCCACGTCAATGAAGCGGTTGTGTTGGTGTATAGATCGCTGATCGCATCAAAGCTGATCAGTGCATCTGGATCATCATCATATTCCCAATTGCCAAACAACAAACGCTGCTTGGTATTCTTGTCTGATTTTTCCAAGTTGGAAATGTATGACGGATCAATGAAGGGATTATCCTTGGCCAGCGATAGCACAACGGATCTGTGTGCTGGTAGTTTGCCACTTTTGAAGGGCTTGTAGAATTGCTTGTATAAAAATCCCTTGGAAGGGTTGCATGTCAGCAGCATCTTTGGAATCAATCCATTGATCGCCAGCTTGTATCTGATTCTAGTTTTCAGCACTTCTTTGGCCTTTTCACGCACCTGCTGTGATTCGTCAATGAATACACCTGTGTACTCAAAAGATCCCAATCTGTCATAGTGCGGATCACGCGGCATGTATTTCAATTCCTTCAAATACACCACTGATTTCGATTGCTTGAAAGTGACTGTGTGCTTGATGATGTTGTACTTGTAGTCACGCCCTTCTTCAAGCCCAAAATCACGGCACACGTCCCAAAAAGTCAGCAAGGTTGATTGCTCTAGCTCTAGCAGCACATTACGCGCTATCAGCCATCGTGTGCGCTCATAGCGCAATGCTGACTGGATGATCCACGTACAGCCAAGATACGTTTTCGCTCCACCAGCTCCACCGCCAAACATCAGTTCTTCAATCACTGGATCTTCAAGCATCAGCAATGCTTCATCCTGTGTCGGCGTGGCGATCCACTCAATGTGCCTGCCATCTTCATCACGCAGTTCTTCTACTGGATACATCAAATCTTCAAGATCTTGGATCTCTGATTCATCCGCCTGTTGTTCCAGCATGGATCTATTCACTAGCGTTTGCATGTGGCAATACTTTTCTGGTTATCTCACGCACTGGCTCAATCTTGCGATGTGCATCAATCACGCTGTCAGCAAACTCACTGCCGCGCTTCTTGAATAGAAACGCCATGGCCGCACGGGGATCTTCTTTCACAGCAGTGGCTGTCGTAGCACGTGCATCAAGCACCGTCTGATTCTTCAGCTTGGCACATTCGGCGGCAAATTCTGGATTGTCTTCAAACATGCGGCGCAACGTGGCTGGCACAATCCCTGCGTACACGCACGCTTCACTGACGTTGCAATCAATTCCAAATGCGTACTTCAGATCAGCCATGATCAAGATGTTGCGATCTTCAATGCGGATCTGTGGCACTCCAATTTTCCCCACTCCAGCTTTGATGATCTGGCCTGTTTTCACGTCTTTGATCATGCCAGATGGATATTGCCAGCAGGATTTTCCCTTGTATTCAATTTTCTTGCGTTTTGAAGCCATACTAATTGAACACAGTATATCATGTGATGCACTTGGCAAAATACGGATTGAATAAAAGAATGCCGCTGCAGTGGTATAGCAGCGGCATCATCTTACTCCTTCAACATTTCGGCATTGTGTCGATCATGGCACTTGCTTTTCATACAGCAGTGATCACCATCTTGCATCACAGTGATGTCATAGATCGGCAGTGGCGTATCACACACGGCGCATGATGAAACGATTGGTGACACTTCACCAAAGTCCAATTCACCATTGCCTTGTGGCGTTGGCCAATCAAGTGGCAGTTGCGTATCCATTGCAGATCTCCTTCATTGTGACCTTCCACTTCATGCGGATTGGTTTATGTTGCCAACGGCGCTTCTTGCGCTTCTT